GATCCAAACATATTCTCTATGAGTCAACGAATTATGTTGGCACAAACACAATTACAATTAGCACAAGCTGCACCAGATGTTCACAATCTTTACGAGGCGTATAGAAGAATGTATATGGCACTCGGTGTTCAAGACATTGAAAGTTTACTACCACCGCCTTCAGGACCACAACCTTTAGATCCCGGTGTTGAGAACTCACAGTCTTTGATGTTAGGACAACTCACAGTGTTCCCTGATCAAGATCACCTTGCTCACATAGAAGCACACAGAGCTTTCATGAGTTCTTATCTTGTTAGAAACAATCCTCAGGTCGCAACCATACTTCAAGCACATGTCGTTGAACATACATCAGCGATGGCAAGACAAGAAGTCATGGCAGAGAGTGGTCCTGCATTACAAGCCCAGATTCAAAAGTTTGGTGGAGATGTCCCTCCAGAGTTACAAGCCCAGTTTCAAGCACAACTTGAAAAACAAGTTGCAGTCAAAGTTGCAGCGATGATGAATGAAATGGTTGCAGAAGAACAAGAGGCAATACCTTTTGGTCAACAACAAGACCCTCTGGTTGCAATTAAACAACAAGAGTTAGATCAAGAACAACAAAAAATTAATTTGGATGCAGCTGATGATTTATCTAGAAGAACACTTGAAGAAGAAAAGTTAAGTTATAAAAAACGATCTGACGCTGCCAAACTTGCACAACAACAAAGAATACAAAATCAAAGAACTGCCGTACAAATGGAAAGAATAAATGCCTCTAAAAAAAGGTAGTAGTAATCGCACAATAAGTGCTAATATATCTAAACTAAGACGAGAGGGTAAACCTCAAAAACAAGCGATTGCGATTGCACTACAAAAAGCAGGTAAACAAAAAAATGGCAAAAAAAAGAAAAAATGAAAAAAACCCTTGGGAGAAGATAGATAGGGAAGTTGTTACTGCTTTGACTAATGAATTTAAAGCTATTCACACAATTTATACATCACAAGATGTGGATCCTTTAGCGATTGCTAGTGCTTTATTGGCAGCAGGACAGTGGGCGATGTACAAAGAATTAGGTTTGAAAGAAACTCAGGATCTGTTACAGTTATTAGGAAATTATAAATACGAGGAGATTCCTCAAAAAAATAGGACGATACACTAATGTTAAAACCAGTTGATAAAAAGAAAAACCCAGGACTAGCAAAACTTCCAAAAGAAGTCAGAAATAAAATGGGCTTCATGAAAGATGGAGGTCTGGCAGCGGCAACTAAAAAATTAAGAGCACAAGGTTTGAAAGATGGAGGCTCTGCAAAAAAATTTCCAGATCTAAGTGGTGACGGCAAAGTTACCATGAAAGATGTTTTAATGGGTAGAGGTGTTATCAAAAAGAAAAATGGCGGTATGGTTTTAGAGATAGGGTTACGCCCTGCTACTGAAAAAGAAATGAAGATGGCAAAGAAGATGAAGAAGCCTGTAAAGAAAGCAGGTGGAGGCATGGTTCGTGGATCAGGAGCGGCAGTCACAGGAAAAGGTTTTAAAGGAGTATTCTAGTGGCTGACGAAAAAACTAGCTTAAAAGAAAAGATCGGTCTTTTCATTGATAAGAAACTAACTTTCGGTGGAGGACTATCAGTATCACAAAAAATTATTGATGAAGCTGAAGAGGCTGTAGGAGTAGATTCCTACAGAGATATAAAAACTCAAGCACAGTTTGATAAATTTAAAAAAATTTTAAATCAGATGGCAGAACAAGATAGAAAAGGTGAAATACCTCCAAAAGGTGCATCTGGTGGTATGGTTAAAAAAAT